TTATATTCTTTCGATATTATGTACATCTATTGCACTTGTTACTGTATTGCCAATACCAATTACTGCTCGATCACCATTAATCTGAATAACATCATATTCATCATAGTAAAGGTTAAATGCTCGGTCAGTGTCATAATCGACATTAAGAATAACTCTTACTTTATCGCCAACTTTTATATCTGTATTATCACAGCCTTCAACATTCGAATTGTCGCTTGATATAATACAACCATCGTTGACCCAACCTGTTCCATCATTGATTAAGTAAGGATTGGCCGCCCAAGGAATAACCCTTGTGATTGTTCCACTATTAAATCCCTGTGATGGTGTAAGTCCTGATTCTGATGTTGATGAAGCATATATTGCATTATACTCAACATAATCTCCTATCTGATACTGTAAATGCTCTGTATCTGTCTCATCAGCACTGATATTATCATCTGAATCAAAATTATCATTCCTGTGATCATACTCATTAGCCTGTATAAGTCTGTCAAATAACTCGTCACGCATAATGTCATAATCTACTCTTGTACCATCGTTTAAATAATAGTCACTAGTCTCCTGGGACATAGCAAATTTATCTTCACAGATCTCACCATTATCATCCCAATGAGCTTCCCAGATAAGAGCACCGTGTTCTATAAGTTCATCTACGTTCATATAATCATTTAACCAACTATGGCTTGCATAGATACCCTTTGCAGTTATGTCTGATAATGCATCAAGCCATACAAGTGCAAGCTCCTGTGTATAATGATAATCAATGCCATTTTCAGCCTTGTATCGGTCTGCATCCTCGATATCAAGATACAATCCCATTGTTGGATTACATTTATTATACCATTCCCTGATATGTGCAGCTTCGCTTAACGATTCATCATTGTTGCCAGCATACTGATATAGATAAAGTCCATACGGAATACCTCTCTTCTTGCATTCATCTATATATGTCTGTGCCATAGAATCACACTGTCTGCACTCGCTGTCATCCTCGCTTAAGTCACTGCCATAGGCACAACGGATTATAACAAAATCAAAATTCTCCTTAATGTAATCAAAATCAAGATTTCCCTGATGTCTGCTTATGTCTATTCCTCTTTTCATAACTATTCCTCGCTTTCATTTTTATCTTTAATATTTTCTAATTCTGCTTTCTTTTCCACCTGACTCTTAAGATTGCTTACAATAGGCTGTAAAAATGGTGGAAGTGTAACACCTATATCATTGATGTTTTCTAATATAGATATAATTTCATTGCAAATCAGCCATATTGCCACTATGCAAGCAACTAAAAATGTAAATGGCAATGTTATTCCAACAACATCCGCTGAATAAGAAAGGAGCTGGTCAACTATTACACCAACTCCTACTAAAAGCCACATACATATTTTCTTTGCTATGCCTCTTATTCCTTTATAGCTGTCTATTTCCTGATTTCTAAATTTAGATGCTATAAGACCTGTTATATAATCTATTACATTGCAGGTTATCAATAACATAACTGGTATTGCCAGTATACCTAACGCACTCATTATTATGCTCCATATTGCCACTATAATTGTTTTCGCTCTTTCCATTTGTTTCCTCCTGATTTATATATATTTACTTTAATTTTACTTATTGGGTGCTCTAATCATCTCTATTACTCTCCTTTATTTACTAAATTCTGTTACCAGCTCATTTAATTTATTTTCAAATTCCGTTACATCTTTCGTATATGTTGCCTTATTTGCTATATATGCCTGGGCATTAGCTATGTTACGATTTATAGACAACCCTCCATTGGCGGAGATTGTAGCATTCATATACATAATATCTGTAACTGCACCATTCTCCTCTACACTGCTTGTTCCATTTAATGTTATAGATTTGTTTACGTTTAACATTTTTTACCTCTTTCTACCACTTCTGTGGATTTATTAATATTATTTTTATACCCAGCTTGCACTTCCCCAATGGTAAGAGGCAATAACAGTATTATCTATATATATTCTAAGATATGTCCCGTCCCATCCAAAGCTAATGTCTGGTGTGATATTTCTATTAAGCACAACTCCGACTTTTCCCATCGTTGTATTATTTACATACAAGCGTGCATTAAACTGCGCAGGACCTTCGTAATAACTATCGCCGTAAACGTGAAGGTTGTACAAGTCAGCCCAGTAATTCGTATTCTGCTTAATATAATTCAGTTTCGTGGTTCCGTAATTTTCAAAATAGTTAGTATATATTTCATTAATCCTTGCTTTTCCAACCACTGATAAATCGCAGTCCCCATATTTATCATCGCCAACTGTTAATATACCTGAAACTCTTGTATCTCCTAGGATTTTTAGATATTCCCTCTTTCCTATATCTATTTGGGACGTATATAGGACTTTTGCAGTTACACCGCCTGTAAAAGATACATTAAAAACACTACTGCCTTGTCGTTGAAGTTCTATAAAATTACTTTGCGTATCTGTAGCTGTTATATCAAGTGCATTTTTTATACTGCATTTTATTCCATCAGACGAATTAATTTTATAGCTGCTAAGACCTGTTGAATTTATATACCAGCCACCAATAATACCACTGGTACTTGTTATATCTCCTGTACTGGATATTTTAAAATACTTGCTATCCCACGTTCCTGTTGCCAGATTAAGCATCATGCCTGTACTATTAGCAACATAATTAGAACTTTTCAATATGCCAGCTGTCACAGTGCCAAGATTCGCAGATATGGCAGATAATGTAGTAACACTTAACTCCGCCGCTGTGACTGAATTGGCAGCTATCTGATTGGCTGTTATTGTCTTAGAAGCTATCTTCGCGGCTGTAACTGCACTTGCCACTATCTTTTCTGTTGTTATTGCATTTGCTGCTATTTTTGCCGATGTTATAGCACTTGCTGCTATTTTATCTGCATTAACTGCACTTGCCGCTATCTTTTCTGTTGTTATTGCATTTGCGGCTATCTGTGTTGCTGTAACACTGCCTGTATATATCTTTCCACCATTAATAAGGGTCTTATTATTTGCAGCACACCAGCTTGCAATTGTAGATCCTTTAGCCTCCGCATAATCATTCTTTGGCGATTGGGTAGGTTCAAGATACACTGTATATGAAGTATTTCTTGCTATATTAGTTTTAACAGTATATATTGTTACGTCACTTTTATTAGGTGTATAAATGTAATATCGTGCCCCACCACGCAACATAAAGTATATCTGGCTATGTTGTTGTACCTGCCCTACAAACGCAGGCATTTTATTACAAAAACGATAATTATTCTCCTCCAAATAACCAGCGGCATCCGTTGTTCCCCAGCCACCTGCTAATACTCTTAAAATAAGATTGCAAGTAAAACCTTGATTATGCGTAGACCAGACAGGCTTAGTTCCACTGTTGAGCTGTACATTACATTCATAGTTATATAAACCACCATATGGTATGCCTGAATTAATTAATACTGGATAATATGTATCCGTGTTATATTTTGCATCTCTTAAATCTACAGTTATCTGATATCTTTTCTTGGCGGAGGCTATATCATTCTGCGTAGTGGAATCTAATTTCCCTATTGTAACTGAGCCCGCTGCCAATCTGTCAGCAGATATATATCCACTGGTAATCTTTCCTGCATCTATATTGGCAATTTTAGCATTCTGTATTGTTGCATCTGCTATTAAGGCATCGGTTATAGAGGCATTAGCAATGGCATTAGTTCCGAACTGACGTAATACCCAGCCTTTGCCATCGAAGTAATACATTTTATTAGAATCTGCTGTATTAAACCATATATCATTAGTTTTTCTACCATCTGCCAAGGGTGCTGTTGTCTGATAAAATACAGTATTCTTGCCATCTGCTGTAAGCTGTGCTCCTTCCGCGGTCTTAGAAGCCGCCGCTGATAAAATTTTAGCCGCTTCCGCCGCGCTTAATGCACCCGCCGCATTTGTATTAGCTGTATCTGCCTTTTGTGCTGCATTTTCTATATCTTTGTCTGTTGTATTCATCCAGTCTGTGACATCTGTTCCAAACTTAGATGTATCTATTGCTCCTTCAGCTATCTGCTTACCGTTAATTGTTCCTACCGTGATATTGGCAGCCTTAAGATTGATTACCTCGATGTTAGCGGCATCTATAGTTCCACTTGTTATTTTATTAGCAGTTAAATCTACTATCTTTGCATCTGTTATGCTTCCGTCTGCAATCTGAGCTGTACCAACTGCACCTTTGTCTATCATTGCTGTCTTTATAGAGCCAGCTTCGATGTTACTAAGCTTTATGTTAGCGTACCTTAAATCTGCAACATCTGCTTTAAGATAATTGGTCTTTATATCAATTATCTCTGCATTTACGGCATCAATTTTCTCTGCTGTAACAGTATTAGCCTTAACCCAGTCAGCATCAACTTTCTTTGCTATTAATTCCTTTGCTAATATCAAATCAGAATATATTCTTTCGTTCTGCTGTGTTGTCGGACCTTTAAAATCTGTTTCAGTCTCAGCTTCCGTCTTACCATAAGATGTAACAGTCATAGCCATACCGCCATCATATTCCTGTGCCAAATTCATAACCGGCATTTTATATTCACCAGTACCATCATTGACAGTTATGATATCCCACGGATCCAGGCGTATATCTCCAAGTGTCTTTAACGAAGCACCTCTATAAGTAAATCCTTTAATGCTCTGATATATATAACTTAATCTGTCTGACGTCATAAATGGGTTGGAAAAGGTTATTCCCAGTTGTCCACCGCCTTGTGATAATTCAGTCTGGCTATCCACATTGCAGTTAATATAATCCAGATGAAAGTCGCTTTCATTATGCTCAAATGACATAATTCTTGTTTTATCTATAGAATACTCACATTCTTTATACCACTTAATAACAATAGTTCCGGCTCTGTCCACGCATGCAAATCCACCAGCTAATGAAGCTATATAGCCTATCACCTCTCTGTATGTATATCCAACTGGTTTAGTCTGTATCATTATGTAATCCAGACCACTTACGTCTGCCGGAACACCACAGCTTGTACTTATCTCACTTAAAACCGAAGCAGCACTTGCTGGATATATCAGATTGGATATATATAGTCCTGTAGTCTTCATCATTCTGTCATATGCTGTAAATGTCGTTGTTGCCTGATCACTTTGTGGGTGCTCTGCTGTAAAAAAGCCAAGTGGAATATATTCATACTTTCCACTTGGCAGCTTTAAACCTATCTCTACTGGTATCTCTGTGTTTTCAAATAATTCATCTATCTTCTTAAGAGTAATCTCTATCTTAGCAGATACCGCCGACCCTAGCTGTAATGCTTCATCTGCTGTGCTGGACGTCTCATAGCCCAATTTTTTAAATCGGGAATTATACCATTTTCCATTAATTCTTAATCTGGCTTCAAAAGTCCTCGATGGACTTCTTATTGTTTCTTTAAAAGCTTCCGTTACATTGTTATACATACACTTACTCCTGTATCATAAACTCTATTGCAGTAATATCTTCTAATGTAGTTCCGTCATATCCTTCTGAATCGCACTCATTAACATCTTCCAGCTTAATCATATGCACATCAAGTTCTGTTTCAATGTTATACATATCATCAATTTCTTTAATCACCTCCTGCTCCTTGTCTTCTGCAAACTTGTAAGAGCCATCTTCTACGACTGCATTCCCATTTTCATCCTTTAAAGCATTTTCCTTTAATACTCGTGTTCTTTCAGCGTTATATGTCTCTAATTCTGCCAATAATGCTTTAAGATTTTTAGCAATTGCATAATTAACCTTAACCGGCCAATGTTTCTTTGAATTCTGTAACTTCTGTAATTCTGCTGAAATTCTGTCAATCTGTTTAATTGTAAATGTCTTTTTCATCTTCTAGCTCTCCTTATTGTTGAATAATTGACACACTTGCACTTCTATAATAGAAAATGCCATCATCTAACTCCCCTATTACGTCTTTGCTTAGTGTGCCTCTGTAACTTGTTATTGTTATATCCTGTCCATCATCGTGGAATGTTATAGGAAAGAACCCTGCAACAAGCTTACTCTTAATAAATATCATTTCATCTTCCTGCAACACTCCCCAACTAATAGATAATGTCTTCTTCTTTGCAACTACATCACCTAACATTGTTCCGTCAAGTGCACGTCCAGTTGAAGAAGACCATATTATCTCATCATCCACTTTGATGGACACAGGAGCCGGGAGCTCTTGTCCATCACACTGTAATATCAATTCATCACATCCTTATGTAATAATCTCACATTTTCCTGTCTGCTTTGTATGTTCATTTATCTTATCAACTACATATTTCTTAAGGCTCTTTCCATCAAGCTGTATATCAAGATCTAATGTTTCCAACACTTTAAGTATCTGCTTAAGAATACTTATAGCCTCAGACAACAATTCAGCACTTGATGCCATAGCTGCTGCCTTCTGTGCCATATCAATAAGCTTATCCTCTGGAGCTACAACTTCGCCCTGGTGCCTGTTATCACCTATCATTGCAAGCTGTGGTGTGTTTGGCTTTACATATCCACCTTCTGCAAGATATGGAATACTGCCAAACCCAACTTCCGGCAAATCAAACCCGAAATGGTCACCACCTATAACCGGTACCCAGTCAGGTACATCAAAGCTTAAGCCATTTACCTTACGAACCATCCAGTTAATACCACTTTCTAATCCGTCAAGCATACCATTTATAAGTCCGATTACCATATTTATTGGTCCTTTGGCTATATCACCTATCAAAGAGAATATTCCACCAAATGTATCAACTATTCCATTCCAGGCATTTGACCAAGCATTGCTAAATGTATCTCTTACAAAATCAACAATACTCCAGAATATATCTTTGATACTCCCGAATACTGAACCTACAGCATTAAATATTGCAATAAGCACTTTATCAAATACATCCTTAATAGAACTCAATATATTACCTATAATGGTAAATACATTCTTTATCAGACTAATTATTATATCCACAGTTCCCTCAACGATATCTACAATAAACGATACTATTCCTTTTATTACGCCCCATATAACTTCTAGGCATCCTTTGATAATGTCCTTTATGCCTTGCATACACTTATCAATATCGCCTGTAAATATGCCTGTAAGAAACTCTATTATGCCTTTAAGTATATCCAGTACACCTGTTACAATCTTGATAATTGCACTAATTGCATCTGTAATAATTGCAACAATATCATCAAAAGCTGGTCCTATTAAATCTATTACAAATCCAATTACATTTTTTATTAAATCATATAATTCCGTAATAAAACCTGTAGCTGACTCAAAAAATGGTGTTAAATATAAATCCGTCCAATCTTTAATATCTGTTTTATGTTCATCTAAATAATCTGCAACTTTACCGCAGGCATCTCCTATAGCATTAATAACATCTACAACAACACCTCCGGTCCATTCAGCTATTGGCTTGAAGAAATTGTCCCAGGTTGTTTCAAATACAGGATTGAACACATCCAATATTGTATTTAACGCATTGAAAGCATCTGCTAATGTATTAATAAACGCTGGTGCCAAATCCTCTATAGTCCACTTAGCCAAAGGAACAAATATATTGTAATAAGCCCATTCCAATCCAGCGAACAACTTCTCTGTTAATGGTTGTGCGGCTTTCTTGAGGTTATCAAGAGATGTTATTAAATTATCAAAGGATATTGCTTTAAGTGGCTCTAATGCCTTCTTGACTTTATCTGCCATATCAGATATTGCACTAGAAACATTAGATGTACTTCCACTCACATCTGGTACAAGGTCAACGCTTCCGATTCCTGAAGATGTTCCACCTGAACTACCGCTTGAATCAGAACTATCATCTGTTGGCTCTGTCAGCTTATTTATCTGGTCAAAGCCTGCAAGGGACTTCTCAATATCCTTTGCTGTCTTCTTAGCTGCATCTCCTATTCCACTTACATTATCTGCAGCACCTCCAGCATCATCTCCTATGCCTGCTATATCAGCACTTATACTTCCCATAGAGGATGATATATCGGCACCTGTAAGCATCTGCACGAAACTAGCAAATCCATCTGCCACTTTCTGCAGTCCTGCAAGCAGACTATTAAATCCACGCAGAATAGGTGTAAACAATGCTATGAAGCCTTTACCAAGGCTAGCCTTTAACTGCTGAAACCTTAATGTAAGTATTCTTGTCTGATTCGCCCAGGAATCCTGTGTCTTAACAAAATCTCCTGTGGCATTGGACAAAGCACTTGTAACGTACTGATAACGCAGCATTACTTTTTCCTGCTCTGTCATCTTGGCTGTAGTTTTACCAAAGCCATTATTAAGAGCATACTGGTCTAAGTTGGTCTGAGTCATAATCACACCCAAGTCCTTGAGAGTTTCAGTCTCACCAGTCCAGATAGATTTCAGCTTTGTATATGCTTCGTCCGTTCCAAGATTATAAAATGATGCAACATCACCGGTTAATCCTGTAACATTTTCAGCCATATCCAATGCCGCCTTACCTGTAATACCCATAGCATTACTCATCTGGCCAAACACACCCATGTACTTCTTAGCCGATAATTCCGATAAGCCGAAGTTAGTCATAGCATTGGAAGCCCACTGGTCTGCCTGCCAGCTTAAGTCCTTAAATGCTGTATCTACGACATTCTGTACTTCTGTTACATTAGAACCTACTTCTATGCAGTCTTTCGTGAACTTAGTAACTGCAGCTATACTTAGTCCTGCAGCTATCTTCTTACCAAGCCCAGAAAAGATAGTTGTTGCCTGCTTAGCTGCCTTATTAGAAGCTCCTGTAAGCTGATTAACTATCTGTGAACTATCTATTCCAAGTTCCAGAGCTATCTGACCTACTGTATCTGACATTCGCCCTCCTTTCTGACACAATTAAAAAGCTGCCTACTTCTTTGAGTAAGCAGCCTTAAAATCTCTTTGTAATCGTGTCCAATGTTCTATATACTGTGGTGTTCCTACCACTCTCTTATTACGTTTCAGAAGCCAGTCATTGTGTATCTTCTTCTGTTCCTTAGTAAAGTTCCTTATGACTTTCATATCTTTTTCTGCCCTTATGCTCACCACTCTGCCAAGCGGTGTCTCTGGCATTATTCCTGACAATAAAGAACAAAATTCCGCCCAAGACATATCATCTTCCGTTCGCAATCGTATGCCATACTGTGACAGAAAGCTTGACTCTATCAATTCCCAGTCATCATATATGTCATAATATATTTCACTATGAGGGTGTATTCTCCTCTCCATATGTGCCTGTGGCAACACCCATTATTGCATTATACATTTCCTTATATTCTGGAAGCGGTAAGTCCATAGCCTCAATCTTATCTGCTGCCTCTTTGCCAATAAGCATTTCAAGAGCCTTTGTTATAAATCCCATTCCGTTGTCACTATCTTTCTTCTTTTCAGCCTCAGCAGCCATAGCCTGTACATTAAGAATTGTGTTCTTTCTGTTATTCACAGTTACCACTAAGTCATCAGTAATACGAACCATAGGTAACTGGTTTGTAATCTTCATTGATATGTCTATTACTTTAAAATCTGTCTTTGCCATTATTCAAATTCTCTCTTTCTTTTTTATTCTGTATATGGAATATATGTTGGTTTTCCATCTGACTGTGCTTCCCATTCAAGTGCATCAATGCTTGTTGAGTCTCCTCCAAGGGAAGTTACATTTATAACTGCTGGGATAAGAAGCTGGTCAAGGTTTGGGAAAATAACTGAAACCCAGGTATTACATTCCTGTCCTGTCTTTAAAGCCAGACTTGCAATATAATCATTACCTTCATCACCATAATTACGCTTGCCGCCCATAGTCATACCGAGTGATTTACCTGTTGTAAGTCTTCTTGTCCAGCCCGCCTGATCCATTGGATTCCATTCTTCAATTGTTCCATCTACAGATATGCTTAAACTCTCTGCATCCTTTACAACCTTTGTTTCTACTGTTTCTGGTGTATCTGTACTCTTTCTTCCTGTTATACATACACCGAACTGAATTGTATGTACCGGATTAACGCCAGTAAGTGGTGTTGCTCCTGCATTATATCCGGCTAATTTGGTATTCTGTGCCATGCTTTTACCTACCTTTCATAATAAATATCTAATTCTATTACACTCTCAAAGATACCTTTATCATCTGTCCCTACATCCACAGGTCCATCAACCTGCATTTTAGTGAATAGCAGCTTTGTATCATTGATTATTTTATTGTTGGTATCTCTAAGCATATTATAGAGCTGTTCTGCTGCCTTCTCGGTGTCTCTGACACTTGTATTCCAATGAACTAATATACTTATAGACTTAATACGATAAGAGCTGTTATTTAAGCCTCCTACAGCAGTCTGTGGTGGTCTTTGTCTGTTAAGATTATATACTCCTATGCTCTTATCTTTTTTATTGTCAAGCTTGCCGCAATATACATTATTATTGTCTGCAATGCCAAGACCTGCTATATAATCTCTTACATCACCTATTCCTAACATCATAACCCCGCATTTTTCTTGTATAACTTAGCAAATGTATCTGGAGCAAAATTTCTTTTCTTACCATCTTTAAGATAATCATCTAGCCACCTGCCCTTTGCATTTGCATTGCCTTCGTGTCTTTTACCTTTATCATCTACCCAAGGTGATTGATGGAAGTTATATTCAGGATGATAATATAACCTTCTTACATATGGTGTACTTGATATAAGTTCTACCTTGCCATTGGCAATATCCTGTGTATATACAAATGTGCTTTCGTTTTGCAGTGTACCTGTATCTCTAGGCATTACCTGACTTTGAACTACATTCGTATGTATTGCTTCCGCTGTCTGTGCCAGCGACACCTGCGCTGCTGCCGTAAGCCTTTTCAACACTGGCATATTAAGCTTAACTGTTGACTTAACATTTTTTGCGATTACATCACATCCAATCTTACATAATTAACTGTACCATCCGGATTACGGCACTTCGTACCCTTGTATATATGCCTTGTTACACCGAACACCTTTATATCACCTTTTGTAATAACAGGAAGATCCGGTGCAATATCTCCAGGTATCAAAGCACATCCTTCAAGTTGTATAAGGACCTTTTCTGCTGTTAATTCTGTCTTACCGCTGTCCTGATAGTTACATAAGCCATCCCATATAACAGGCTCAAGAGGCTCTCCATAGACATTCCTGCCTTCCTGCTCTATCTCTACATGTATTTCTGTCTTACACATGCTCTTTAATATCAAGCAAGGGTATCTCATACTCACACCCCCAGACTTAAGCAGCACAAGCCTGTCTGGCAAAGCACCCGGTATGTATCACGCTTTACAGCAATTCCATTCTGCACAAGAACATTCCAACTGCTGCCAAACTGCATAGATACTCCATTTACAGCATAATTCTGCAAGACACAATTAATCATGTCTTCATTCTCATACTCAAAATCAGCCATATCGCAGCATACATCTATGATTATTGCCTGCTGGAACTCTGTCAGATTATCAAAGCTTCTTGATGTTATACGATTAAAAGTAAGCGAGTCGATATGACGGCTCGCCTGCTTTAATCTTCGTTCTATCTGTTCATCCGGGATAAGATTATGCTCGCTCAGGTACTGTTCTTTACTTGCATATACCATAGGCTCACTCTTCAATATCTTCTGCAGGATCTACATCAACGAATACAGAATCAACCTTACCATCCTTACCATTAGGGAATACAAATGTATCACTTAACTGGCGATTCTGATAAAGATATCCATCTCCTTCTGTATGTACTCCTGGTGCGAAGAAATAAATAGATGAAATCTTAGGTACTGTCTTACATGTCTGTCCACATGCGACAAGTACATTAATCTTGCGTGAACCCTGAACAATCTTTTCATAATATGTGGCTATATTAGTCTTTGTAGGCTTTGCCACGACTGTATAAGTGCTGTCGCTCTTAGTGTAGTATGTCTTTCCTTCTGCTACATCTGTATCAGTTGTTATGGCATACTTTGACTTAAGTGGAGCAAAGCCGCCCTCTGCAACATCCCAATCGAATCTGTCATAGAATCTTTCATCATCCACAACTTCCATAAGTGTCACACCATCAATATCAGTTACACGTGTTTCAATGCCAAGACCACCTTCTGCAATCTGTGTCATTTCAATCTTACGTGTAAACTCCTTTGATACCTCAAGCTTATCCATAATGTCAGAAGATACATACATAATGAGACTTCCATTTGCCTTATATCTTCTAAGCTTGCCTGCTGCCAGAATATGCTTAAGCTTAGCAAATACATTCTCTGATGTATATTCTGTGGAAGCTGTTTCAGTATGATATAATTCTGTCTTCTGTGCAGCCTGTGCTACCTTACTGAAAAATAATGCATCTGTCTCTGGTACTACCTGTGTCTGTTCAAATATGTGTGAAATATTCTGAATAGATGCTGTCTGATTTGTTTCATCAACATCTGCCTTATCAACCATAAACTGTACATCTCTGTCATGTGTTACTGTGTAAGGAACATCTTTCTGGTTATATTCTCCTGTGTTCCATCCACCTGATCTCTTATGGTTCTTATAACCACTTACACTCATCTGTGTAAAATGGAAAGTCTTTGCATCTAACCATCTGACATTGTTTGTGATAAATGGGGATGTAAGTGTGCCCTGAATAAGAATTGCTAATAATTCAGGACTCCACTGTTCTGCATAATTTAAATTTGGCATATTATTTTACCTTTTTAACCTTTCTTAATTGAATCTATTCCATCTCTTTGTAGGAACATTTACATTGCTACCTGCAGAAGACTGCTGTCCATTAGTCTGCTGCCCTGCGCCAATCTGGAATCCCTCATTGTTCTCTGTGCTTGGCTTAAGTGCAGGTACATCCTTTAGAACCTGTTCAATTGCAGCTTTAACATTGTCCTCTGATATCTTTCCATCTGTACCCTTTGCCTTACTGAAATCAGCCATCTTAAGCACGTATTGTACTGTCTTGGCATTAATACCAAGTGTCATTGCTACCTGTGTAGCCGCAAGCTCTATACGAGCCTGTTCAGCATCTTTCTGTGCTGTTGTTACTTCATTCTGAAGATTAGCATTAGCGTTCTGCTGCTGTTCTACCTGCTGCTGTTTATTCTGCTTAAATGTTGCAATAGCCTGGCTTACTTCCTCCTCGGATAGTCCCTGCTGCTGGAAATAGCTTTTAAGCACAGCATTTTCTTTCTTGGCAGTTGCGGTGTCTAACATACTCTGTATTTTGTCATAGTCAATTCCAGCTGCCTGCTGATTATTCTGACCACCCTGCTGTCCTGCCTGTCCGTTATTATTGTTTCCAGCGTTCTGGTCGCCGTTACCATCTCCGCCCTCAGCGAAGAACTGTAAATTAATAGGTAATGTCTTTCTCATACCTGTCTCCTTTCCGTTTACCGCCCGTCGGCATTTTCCTAAAGTTTATTGCCATTAAGTTTTGGGCATATAAAAAGGACGTCCATTGCTGAACGTCCCAGATATCAATATGATATTATTTATTTTATTGTATTCAATACTTCTTTGAGCTTATTCACTATAGACCTTTGTCTTGAATATAACATATATATAGTTGCTGCAGATTCGTCATTATCTATAAGAGATTCGCCCTCTGCAAATGCTGTCTGAACAAATCCTAATGTTGCTGTTGTCTGTTCCAGTTCATACAAAGCATTCTCAAAATCAATTTTAGCAGACATATTACACCTCCATATTCATCTGTGCGTTAGTGTTCTGTATCTGTTCTTTCAGAACCACAGGCAACCTATAACCTTCTATTATGGATATTGCTGTATCACACTGTCTACGCTTGATTGACTTGTAGGAAGTAACCTGAAACTGTCTCTTCAGCTCTCTGTATATATCTGTGTATACCTTACCGCTTAAAGACTTATCGTGATATGCATTGCTGTCTTTACCGCCTAAAGCGCGTGTTCCAACCTTGCGTACTGCTGTTGTTATTCTGTCACATTCAATATTCATCAGTGGCATATCCTGCTTAAAGTCTTCCAGCTCCTGCTTAACTTCATCTATCTTATCATTGACTTCAAGGATTGCCTGACTCTGTAACTGGAGCTGTTCAAGGGCTGTGCGTGGCTTGTTGCTATTTATATGTTCTTCCATATCGTGAAAACGATTGATGTATCTTGCTGTAAATTCTGTTCCCCTTGTGCCTGTAAGCTTATGTGCTATAAACTCACAGCCTTTCTTGGTTACATTGTAGCAAGGTCTTATTTCTCCTTTATTATCCTTGTATGTACTTTCTGTAAAGAAATCAACGAAGCCAATCTTGGATTGGTTAAACTGCTCTACATAATTTCTTATGTCCCTTAATAATTTACTATGTTCTTTTCCAACCATTTCGGCTACTTCAATGCTTGTTATCGTCTGCTCTATCTTATTCATTTTTAAATCAATCTCCTTTTAAAATTATATTGACCAATTCCAAAAGTAAGATATAATATTAATACCAGTACTTTGGTATTGGTGTGTTGAAGAAGTTCGTTTTGCTTGGTAGGTGGGCGAACTTCTTTTTTGTTATTTAATTCCCAATTTTTCTTTTAGTAGTTTTATTCCCTCAACAACTGCATTAACTCTTTGAGTATTCAATGCATTAGCACATTCTTGTATATCTTCAATTTCTTCTTTTGACATTCTGAAGCCTATCTTTTCTGTTCTAGGATTGTCTGTGGGTCTACCCATTTTCTTCTTATCTACTTTAATCACCTCTTGACTCTTGCCTTGTAACCAAATAAATGATATTATCTATTTGGTATCGAGCGGTGGCAAGTACCGCCCGAATTTTTCGTTGTCAGCCTTGCTTATTTATTAAGCAAGGCTTTTACTTTTTCTCTAGCTTCTTCAATGTCTTTACATTCATTGAGTATTGCAAGAATTTTTCTTGTCTGATTTTCTTCTGCTGTTTCCTTAAGCAATTCACCAATATTCATATCGTCTTCCATTCTTTTCTCCTTTCCAGCTACTTGCCTGCTTTACTCGTTAAGTATTCCTCAACTGCAATCTTATTATAACTTTTGGTCGACCATAAGTCAAGAGGTTTTTAAAATTATTTTGCGATATATCGTATGCTCACCTTATCACTTTATTAAACGCTTGTAAACCGCCGTATTTCTCTATATTTCTCGTCAGTTTATACTTTTTTATTATAATTTTTATGAATAAAAATCTAGCAAGATACGCATAATGTAATACACATTAAATTAATACTAAATTATAATATTTTATTAAAGAATTATAAAAATCATTTTTGCAGCCTACCTCTGCAATCAAAAAAGACGTAGCCTTTCGCCACGTCTTAGCTTATTCTTGGGGAGGTCAGGAGCCTTCCCTGACAGGACTTCTCCCCTATATTCAATTAAATATTTCATATCTTCCTTTCTTTTGGGCATAAAAATAGCACCCACAGCGTATTGCTATGCGTGCTTATTTGTCATTGTGTTATATTGTTCTATACTATATAATCAATTACAGAGGTGATTGATTATGAAAGATGTAACATTTAAAATATTAAAAATAATGATAAACTCTTCTCTTAGAAGTTCAGAATTATCACGATATACCAACAACATTGTAACAATAGATTCTCTGATTAAACGCAATTTAATTTGCCAACATTGTAACAATTATGGTGAACCTATAGATTGTTTTAGTATTACTGATTCTGGGCGTGAATATGTCCGACAGCATGTTGAAGAACATCATAAATTTATTGTAAACTTCTTTAGTCAGTTTGTTAGTGGTTTTCTTGTAGGTGTTCTAACTACTGTTATTGCTACTTTAATCTTAAACTGGCTTACAGAAATAATCTAATTACTGCTATTGTAATACATATTCCTGTGAGTAGTCCTATTGGATATGCTATATTCTTAATTACCTGTTTGGTAATCTCTTTTATTGTATCTTTCATATACTGTCCTTTCCGTTGCACCGGTGCAACTTGGGTATAAAAATAACAGCTCTATAGCTGTTTATTTAATCTAATCTTCAATTCTCTTAATATCATATGCTACTGCACACTGATGTTCTATTTTACAACCTCTAGCCTTATCCCAGCCTTTAACAAAATATACAACATCAGCCTGTGATAGAAGTTCTATTGATTTTCCTAAAAACCACAATGGCTTAGCTTCTGCTGGAGCTCCTTCAAAAAAAGACTCTATAACTTCTACTTTCTCACCTAATAGCAGCTCTGCATATTCTATTGCCTTTTTCCTTGTTTCTTTTATTTCCTCGTCTGTTTTACCTGCCATAGGCTGGCTAATAAATAATTTTTTCATACTGTCTTGTCCTCACTTTCTTAAAATTAGGTATAAAAATACCACCAATCTCTCGACTGGTGGCTACTCATCTACTGTTCCTGTTCCCAAGCCCACTTTTAAAATTTCTCAGCAGCTTCTATTGCTTCTTTAGGGGAATTTTCAAGATGACACCCAATCATATATGGTTCAAAAATATCAATAAGTTTCTGTATCTCTTCTGGATATTTTACTGGCATAATTTACCTCCATTTCTTTTTATTAATGTCATATATTCCGCTTCGACTTCATCATAGCGATTTGCAAAATACATTTTCTTTGCATAATCACTTATCTTGCCTACATTAATATTTATTTATACCAAGTGCGTCACTTGATATATAAATACACCTATATTAATAATTAAGAGGTTTACCTGCTTTTATCCATTCTTCAAATGTTATATCTTTAGGTAAAATTTTCCAGTTCTGTAAAACTTTAAATGTTGTTCTATTATTTTTTTCTATTTCCTCATCAGTTTTTTGGGGTGGATTTATAAATCTCTCACGCTCTTCTTTTGTTAATTTTTGTTTTTCCTCCTCCGTAAAATTAACTTCACTAAGTTCCATCCTAAGTTTAAAACATTCTTCTGGAGAAAGTTCTTTTCCTCTTTGCATTTGCTCTGCTTCTGGTAGTAAAAGCCATTCTCTTGCTGTTAACTTCATTTAATCCGCCTCCTCTAAAAGAATATGCCAAATCTCCCCGACTAATATTTTTGAAATAACTTTAAATTTACTATTTCGCTCATAAATGACTTCATTTTCATTTAAGCCAATAGAACTTATATCTCGCCCATTTTTGGTATTTTGTATATAAATTTTTATTTTTGCTAAATCATTATATCCTTCTGTCTTTGATGTACTCCAGTATTGTTTAATTGTTATTATTGTTCCTTCAACATATCCACTTACAAATTCTTTAATTCTATCTTGCTCATCCTTCCTGTCAGAAAAATCAACAGTTCTTATTAAATTTCCATTGAATTTTGATATTTTTGACAGTGCTACATCTAAATTGTTTACAAGTTGTTTATGTTCTGATTTTAAATTTGATAAATCATTTGCATTTCTTAAAACATCATTTATAATATATGCTTCAAAGCTCTTATATTGTGTAACTGCTTGTAATTCTTTATCTGATAAATTCATTATATCATTCTTATGTAATTCCTCAATATGTTTTTCAGAACTACCATTAAATAATATACTTTGCTCCCACTGTTCCTTTCTAGCCGCATACATCTTCTTGTTATCCGGATCTAAGGAATACTTTGAAAGCCTGTCGAACTGCTCAACCATCCTGCCTGCATATTGCCGCTTCTGGTCCTGCTTGTAATCTTCCTTGACCTTTTCTAACTCTTCCTTGGTAAACTTACTGTCTGGCTCTTCATCCAGCTCAGGGAAATATGTTGTATGTACGTCTTTGCAATTTGGATGGTACAACCCCGCAGCTATTGCAGATGACATAAGCGGATAAGGACCATCAGATGCCTTACCGCCACTCCATACATCATCTATAAGTACTTTTCCAACAAATGGAAGGCACTTAGGACAGGCATTAGCACGCTTATTCATAATAACTGTACTAATTCCCCAGGACTGTCTCATCTCTCCCTCTCCGGTTAGATATGCACGCTTATTGGCTGTCTGAATTGCCATCTTAGCATAATCTTTCATAGTATGCCTTGCGCCATTCGCATATTCAATACAGTTAATACCAGCTTTAAGAAAATCTCTTGTAGCCATATCAACTGCTTTCTCATATGTTCCTGCACCCGTATTCGCATACACCTGAGCATTGAATATTATCTGCCGGTATTTATCCTCCGACATTCTTAACATAGAATGTTCAGCTCTAGTAAAATCCGCCTTTGTGGCTTTTATAAGTGCATCTAACTTCCTGGTATTTAATTTAAAAAAAGCACCCTCAGTGCCCTGTGACACTTTGGATGCTTTAAGCCCTTTTTTAATTGCCCTTAATATCTTCTGTTCCTGCTCTGTACCGCCTGCCTGCCTGGCAGCGTATATCATTGCATCTATCGAATCATTGATATTACTGAATGACTTTTTAAACTTCTTTTTGTTTTCAGCCTTATATCTCTCCAACGCCTTTATCTGTTCCACCTGCCATTGTGTCCAGTTAAATCCCTCTTTAGTCTCTTCTGCCCTGTGGCCGTCAAGATTCCGTATCATTGAAGCTATCAGCTCATCTTCTATAGCTCTAAAGGCTTTCTCTATGTCATAATCTGTGTTAAGTGCCATAAGTTACCTCACTTGTTATCAAAACCTGTGAAACTGTTATCAGCGCCATCAACTGTGAAGCCATCTGCCTGCATATTAAGTGCCGGCTCTTCCATATCAGATATACCCTGTTCAGCCTTAAGCCTTGCAATCTCTTCCTGCTTCCATTCATCATCCTTGGTATCTCCATACAGCTCATCAACAGATGCCTCTATGCTCATAATACCGCCCTGCTTAGCCTTGCTGACTGTCTCAACCTGGCTCTCAAAACTAGGATTCGCATACTCGCCAAATGTCACATCAATATCTATATCCTTAATTGGTGTCTTATGAAATGTATCCATAGCCTTAAATACTATATCTACAAGCTTTGGAAGCACCTTCTGCAACTGTCCTACAATGTTATTTCTGCTATATAATGTTGCTTTTTCCTTTTCTCTCTGTGCTTCCGCATTATCCAGCTTCTTAACATCTATACCCAGCGTTGATGGACTCATAATACCTTGTAAACAGAGATCTAATGCTGTTATATATGTTGCAAGGTAGCTTTCGTGGGGAATATTACCCTGTACTAGGTCTATTTTATTAGTTTGTCCCTCTTTCATACTTGCCTCTGTACTTATATAAGCATTATCAAAGGCATTGGGCTTTAAAACCTTTCCTGTGTACGGATTTCTTGGGAGCATATTTTCTGGAATGTATTCCTTTGTTCTGTTTTTCCTTAAGGCATCCATCCACTGTGACCAAGCCTCATCTAGTGCATCAAAATTATCTATTTTGGCATCAAATATGCTCTTGCCTCTTCCTTTATATCTGGCTGATTTATAAAACATCATAGGAACTGCCATAATAAAATTGTCATTCCATACTACATCTGAAAGCCCTGCAAGCTCAGGCACTGTATCCAGAGGGCATTCCTTGTCTCCATTTACAAGCTTATATCTAACATATCCTATTCCATAATGCTCAAGAAGAACATATTCCCTTGTTCCACTATGGTGCACTGTCTTAAAAATGATTTCTCTTACCCTGCCACGGTCTCTTATAATTTCTATCTTATCTCCCGAATAAAATTCTATTATTGGATATTGGCTTAAGGTTGTATCAAAAGATATTTTAAATGCTCCATCTCCTATATAAAGTGCTTCTATAACTGCCTGTTTTACCAGCTCTATAAAATCATTTTCTTCTGCAATCTTGTCCCATTCTTCCTGTCTGCTGCCAGTGTCTATTAAATTCATATCATCAGCAACTATACTCGCCAGCATATCACACAGCATAGCTGGCAAGCCAACGTGTATTTTTCTTATCTCTAACCCCGCTGTACTTGTTGCAGACCAGAACCTTGTCTTGTCACCATCTATCTGGCTGTATAACTGTGACAGTTCTTCACTTTCACCTCTGTACCATATCTGGTTCTTTATGGCATTTCCCTCATAATCAAGAGTTTCCTGTATGCTTATGGATCCATTAACAGCCGGCTGTATACGCAGCCACGTCCTTATTCCTGTTCTTACCTTTTCTGCCATACTTGTAAATATGTTCACCTCACTCACACTCCTATGTCTTATTCTCTATTCCTATCTTGTCGCGATAAGGAATCCAGCCATACTGTACACTGTTTACCATATGGTCATTGCCATCCTCAGGCTCACAGTCCTTATCCTCCAGCCACGAATACACCTCTAATTCAGTCTTGTAATTCGTACAGGTATCGACAATATAAAAGCTTAGCTCTCTGCCCTTCTTATCATTAAAGGACATCCAGCCAAGCTGTAGATTAATTCTGTCTATTATAGTTACGTTCTTATACGCATTATTAAATATATACCGGCAGTCAATATGTTCTCTTTTATACTTTGCAAACTCTGTTATTGTCGCCTGGTCTGCATTATCAACGAACACATTCTTTGCCATTCCGCCCCATTCTTTTCTGTTACGCTCCAGAAAGTCAATGTAATTCCTTACCGTATCACTGGGAGCTATTGGAATATCAAGTTCTGCATTGTTATACACCTTTTCATCCAGCACTATCAGCTTACCTTTATTAGTTATTCCCATAAATGACATAGCAATAGTATCTGGACTCTTGGTTGAATAGGCTGTATCAAGACCACTGGTAAATATTATGAAATATTCGTCCTGTGTTACATCAACTTCACATCTGATGTATTCCTTAGCCTGCTCTTTGGTAAGAATATGCCTATTGCAGAAATTAGAAAAGACAAGGCCAGTTGCCTTGCCTCTTAATCCTAATATCTTATTCTTGTATATCTTAGTACCAGGCGGATAACTCAATTCCTTCTGTTCTATCTTCTCAGGTGTCATA